ATGGCAAATACTACATTTTCGGGACCGATAAAAGCGGGAACGATTTCAAACACTACAGGAACTACAGTTGGAACTAACATTGCAAATGTTGGACAAGTTGTAATGGCTCAATCAGTAAAAGTTGACATTATTGGTGCTTCACATTTAAATCAAGTTTGCGCAGTAATTCCAGCAAATTCACAAATAGTAGATGTAATTTTAAACGTTACTACAGTAAATAATGATAGTGGTGCAGCAACTGTTTCAGTTGGAACAGTAGCAGATGCAGATGCTTTTATAGCTACAGCTAGTGTTAAAGCTTTAGCAACTACTCACGGTACTTTAGATACAGAAGCAACTAATGTTGGTACAACTGACATACAAGTTCTTGCTGATTTTACAGGTGCTAGTGGTGACGCAACAACTGGTGCAGCTACAGTTACTGTTATGTACATACAAAATAATTCTGTTCAAGACGCAGCAGACTTATAATAATTAAATAGTGGCTCCTTCGGGAGCCACAACTAAAGGAGAAAATTATGTCAGGCGGAGGAAGTTTTAGTTCAGACCAAAAAGTACTTAACATGACTACAGTTGGTGCAGATACATTAGCAAAAACTGGAAGAATGAGAATTACTTCTATTCAAGGTGAGGGTATTGCAAGTTCAACAATTATTTTTTACGATTCAGCTGATGCATCATCACCTGGAACTGCAGTTGCTACATACAATTTCAATACAGAAGGTTTAGAAGTTTATGTACCAGGTTCCGGTATTCTTTTTAAAGAAGGACTTGTTTATAATCTTGCAGGTACTGGTGGAAGTATAACTATTACATATACAGGCTAAAGTGAATAAAGCAGGTTTAAAAATTTTAGGGTTTAGCAGGGGTGGAGATAACATGCCTGCTAGAAATAAAAAGAATTTTAGATCTACTAAAAGTGGTGCCGGTATGACTGCTGCAGGTGTTGCAGCATACAGAAGAAAAAACCCTGGAAGTAAATTAAGCACCGCTGTTACAGAAGACAATCCAGGTAAGAAAAGAGCAGCACGTAGAAAATCTTATTGTGCAAGATCAGCAGGACAGATGAAGAAGTTTCCTAAAGCTGCAAAAGATCCTAATTCAAGATTGAGACAAGCAAGACGTAGATGGAAATGTTAAATGGCATATTTAAATGCGGACATTCCTCCTATATACTGTAAGGTAAGAAAGGAGTATTTATATGATCTTAAAAAACATCAAGGAGAAAGTGTTGACTGTTGTATCTTTAGTGTGGTCTCTATTACAGATAGGGCTCTCTTATTTAACATTATGTTACCAAATGGTGCATGCTTTTGGCGTTTGCCTATATCAGCGTTTTTTCAAGAAAAATTCGATAGAGCCGAAGTGCCTGATATGCCGATCGACCAGCTTCAATTGTGGAATTGTTTTAGTTATTATCCTAGTGTTCATTGCTTTAGTTTTCTAAGAGGTAAACGAGGTAAATATTATGGAAAAGATAAAAAAAATTATCCATTCGAATATTTATTTACAATTGATTGGGGTCACCCAGAAAGCAATATCTTGGATACAGAACATTCTGAAATTCCTGCTGAACATAAGTGTGCACACATACTGGCTCTTGATGACGGTAATTATGCAGCTCAGCCTAATAATCGTATTTTGTGGGATGCTCCTAACTACACTGTTGGTGACGGGGTTCCAGACTATTCAGTGCAAACTACAAAGTGGAATGTTGAAAATAAAGACTGGCTTACAGAAGATAGTGACAAAATGTTTTACGAAATAGATAAAAATGATTGATAAATTTATTTATAATTTTTTTGGGTTACTAGACAAAGCAGCAGGATGGATTGATAATATATTATTTAATAAAAAGAAAAAAAAGAAATAATTATGGAGTATCAAAGGATGAACTATTATTTTACAGGTTTATTAATTGTTATGATGGTGCTCCTGGCTTTTTGTGGAGGACCTACATTATGAAAAAATGTAAACAATGTGAAAAAGAATTTCAACCAAAAGACGAATTGGATCAATTTTGTAGTCAAGATTGCAAAGAGGAGGCATTAGCTGAATTAGATTCTGGTTCTGATGAGTGTCTATCATGTCAGTAAAAATTTCAGAAAACACAAGTATTGGCCTTCCATTACGTAACTTAATTGGCCTGATTGCAGCTATCGTAATCGGCGCATGGTTCGCCTTTGGTGTGATTGAAAGATTAAATAAACTTGAGACTAAGAATCAATTATTTGAAAAAGATTTGCTAGAAGCATCTGTTCAAAAACCCATCGACCAAGAGCAGTTCATGATCCTTGAATGGCAGGCGACTCAAATAGAGAAGATGCAGAAACAATTAGAAGACAATGTTCATACTGGTGTAATGTTAAAAGCTCATGAAAAAGAAATAGAAAAATTAAAAAAAGATATAGAGAAATTAAAGGATGCAACAAGAGATATAAAATTTGCAAATGGTAATGGAGCACATTAATGACTAAAATGGTAATAGCCTTATGTTTGTTTTTAAATGGTCATTTAGTAGAGCACCGCATACAAGAATCAATGGGTACTTGTTTGAAAATGAAAAGAGAAGCAACGCGTAATATGAATATGGATAATAAACAGCTAATGTGTGGTGAAGTAGAGGCTTATATTTCAAAAAACGTTGACGGAAGTGAATATATTGATAAGATAGTTATAGAATCAAAAAAATGAACCTTTCTCGTAATTTTAACCTACAAGAATTAATTAAATCGGATACAGCAATCCGTAAAGGTATAAATAACAACCCTAGTTCAGGTCAAATAGAAAAATTAAAAGCTTTATGTGAAAATATTTTACAGCCGGTACGAGATCATTTTGGCAGGGTTAAGGTGACAAGTGGATTTCGTTCAGAAGATTTGTGTATTGCTATAGGATCGAGTCGAAACAGTCAGCACGCCAAAGCTGAGGCCGCAGACTTCGAATGTGTTGGAGTTGATAATGCTGAAGTTGCTGATTGGATTAAAAAGAATCTTCAGACAGATCAATTGATCCTCGAGTACTATACACCCGGAGAACCTAACTCGGGATGGATACATTGTAGCTGGATACCTGAAGGAAGAAGAGAACAATTTTTACTTGCACATAGAGTAGAAGGAAAAACTAAATATAAACCCATAATAGGAAAGGCTAAGGATTTAGTATAATGGCAATAGGACGAGGACAAATATCTGCACAAGTAGATGGTAAGTTAAGAGGTGCTAGAGGTGAAAAAAAGAAAAAATTACAAGTTAAAAAGAAACTTAATAGCAAAAAACCTAAGGTCTTCAAAGTTTAGTCAAAAAGTGATACAATCCAAGAAATTGTACAACCGTAAAAAGGATATTAATGGCAACTTCAGGGACTACGACATTTGATCTATCAATAGAAGAAATTATACAAGAAGCCTACGAAAGATGTGGTATGGCTACAACAAGTGGCCATAGTTTAAGATCTGCAAGAACTAGTCTTAATTTATTATTTGCAGAATGGGCTAATAGAGGTATTCATTTATGGAAGGTGGCCTTAAATGAGAAACAATTAGTATCCGGACAAGCAAACTATACAGTAGATGGAAATGTTAGTGACGTACTTGAAGCTTTTGTGTCTACAACTGCTGCTGCTTCTAATTCAGTAAATACACAAGATGTTGCATTAACAAAAATAGATAGATCTGCATATTCTGCATTACCTAATAAATTAGCTTTGGGACAACCATCTCAATATTATGTGGATAGACAAGACACACCTGTAATATATTTATACCAAGCGCCAGATTTAAACACATATACTTATTTGAAATATTATGTAATTAAAAGAATTGAAGATGCAGGTTCTTATACCAATGATGCTGATGTAGTATTTAGATTTTTACCATGTATGGTAGCAGGTCTTGCTTATTATTTAGCAATGAAAAACGCACCAGAATTAGTTCAACAAAACAAATTAATATATGAAGATCAATTGAAAAGAGCTTTGGATGAAGATGGACAAAGAGCATCAACATACATTACTCCTCAATCATTTTATCCTAATGGAGTTTAATAATGGCAAAATGGGCAACAGGTAAAAGATCACAAGCAATTTCAGATAGATCTGGAATGGCTTTTCCTTATACTGAAATGGTAAAAGAATGGAATGGTTCTTTGGTTCATTATTCTGAGTTTGAACCTAAGCATCCACAGATAAGAAGAAAGTTCAATGTATCTGATGCAATAGCTTTACAAAATTCAAGAAATCAAAAGTTTCAACAACCAACTCAAGAATTTACAAATGACCAAACAATTTCTGATTCTGGTGGAACTACAGTAGGTGTTGCTGATTTATCTCTTCCAGGAAACTTTGCATTTATAAATCAAGGAACTTCAGCAATGATTCCTGCTGATCCTTCATTACAAAATAGAAGAAGAAAATTAATTATGACAACAGGAACAGTAACAGTGAGTATTACATAATGGCTATAAGTTATTCAGATTTTTTAACACAGGTAAGAAACTTTACTGAAGTAGATAGTAATGTTTTAAGCGATACAATTATTGGACAATTCATAAGAAACGTAGAATTAGATGTTGCAGGTAAGGTTGATTACGATGACACAAGGAAATATGCAACATCATCATTTACTGCGAATAAAAGATATTTAGTCACTCCTGCAGATTTTTTAATTATTAGATCTCTTCAAGTGTTTAGCACAACTAGTCTATCGGGAGATAGAAGCTTTATGGAGAAAAGAGATACTAGTTTTATAACAGAATATAATGGAAGTGGTGCTACAGGACTTCCAAAATATTATGCTAACTGGGATGAATCATCTATTGTAGTTGCACCAACACCAGACCAAGCGTATGCAGTGCAATTAAATTACATTATCACACCACCTAGCTTTACGTCCTCTAACACTACTTATTTATCAGAATACCAACAAGGTATGCTTTTAGATGGAGTTTTATCAGAGGCTTACGGATTTTTAAAAGGGCCGATGGATATGTACAATCTATATAAAAGTAAGTATAATGAAGGTGTACAGAATTTTGCTCTCCAACAAATGGGGAGAAGAAGACGAGCAGAATACGATGATGGGGTACCTAGAGTTAAGATACCTTCACCATCACCATAAAATTAAAGGAGAACTATTATGGCTATAACAACTAACGCAATTTGTAATACTTTTAAAAAAGAATTACTTCAAGGAAAACACGACTTTGATACATCATCTGATACATATAAATTAGCGATGTATACATCATCAGCAACATTAGGTGAATCAACTGAAAACTATTCAACAAACCCAGGTGGTGGAGCTAATACTGAAGTTACTTCATCAGGATACACTGCAGGTG